GTGGCACGCATGCTGGAGAAGGACGCCGACGACGGCACGTTGCTGCGCAATCGAGCCGCCGCATATGACTCGCTGACGCGGGCCTACCTCAAGGTTCTTGGTTTCGAGCCGCCTGCAGCAATGACCGCCGAACAGGCCGAAGACCTCTCACGGAGAGCAACGTAAATGGCATCTCTCGCAGAAATCGTGGCCGCCAGCGCCCTCATTACGAAGCTGGAGCGGATTGCTTCGTCCGGCGTCCTCTCGATCGAGGATGAGATCGACGCGCGCATGGTCATCGTCAAGGCCGCCCGTGCATTCTCGTTTGATAGCATCGCCGAGCGGCCCCGCACCGACGTGGTCTATCTCAATCCCAGGTCGGTGTCGCGATGATTGAGCATAACTTAGCAGATTTTCTGGCACGCTCTACGGACAAGCCATTTGATGAAACGAGCCTGGCTGCAATCTTGCGAGAGTTGCCACGGTTATCGAAGGATGGACCTTGGATCGCCGGCGGCGCGCTACGCCGCACCCTACAGGGCAAAGAGCCGGACTCTGATTTCGATTTCTTTTTTCGAGATGCCGAGCAACTCGCTGGGTTTGTCCGCAAGTTAGAGGCGCGCGGGATGGAAAAGGTTCGGGAGACCGAACACCATGTCCATTATCGAGGCCGCTTAGGCGATAGCGGCATTGATCGAGAGGTTCAATGCATCCGGTTTTCCTTCTACCAGTCCGCCGAGGCTGTGATTGACAGTTTCGACTACACCATCTGCATGCTCGCCTTCGATGGCGCCACGCTTACGCTTGGTGACTTCACGCTTTGGGACTTAGGCAGAAAGCGGCTTGCTATTCACAAGATCACCTATCCTGTCGCCACCATGCGAAGAATGCTGAAGTACGCATCGCAAGGTTTCACAGCCTGCAAAGGCTGTCTCGCTACTATTCTAACTGAAACGGCGAACCAGCCAGAACTGCGTCAACAGCTCAACATTGAATACGTGGATTGAGAATGAACAAGCACGAGCGCATCACGGCGGAAGAGCCGGATTTCTTTACCGGAACATCCTTCGCGGTTGGAGAAATCGAGCTTGGACTAAAAGTCCTCACTGCCAAGGTCCGCGACCTCAAGCAGGGCAACGCTACCGGCAGCGCCGTCCAACAGAAACTGGCGTCGGAAGCCATCGCAAAGACAGCCGGGCAAATCCAGGTGCTTGGCGAACTTCTGGCGCGGGTGAGTATCAGCCATATCAATCGCCGGCCACGCCCATGAAAACCATCGAAGGGGAGCAGCAGATGAACCAAGTCGCCAAGATCGAAGAACGGGCCGCGCCATCGGTCGTTCCAACCACGCCGCTTGCGATGGTGCACGAGGCCGTCAAGCAGGGTGCCGATATTGAAGTGGTTGAAAAGCTAATGGCGCTCGCCGAACGCTACGAGGCCAACCAGGCTAAGAAGGCGTTCAACGAGGCCATTGCTGACGCCAAGGCGGAGATTCCGCCGATCCTCAAGAACCGGGTGGTAGACTTCACTTCACAGAAGGGACGCACCCACTACCGACACGAGGACATGGGCGAAATCGCCAAGACGGTTGACCCGATTCTCGGCAAGTACGGCCTGTCCTACCGCTACCGAGCCACGTCAAACGTGAACGAGCCTGTTAGCGTGACATGCATCGTATCGCACCGCGCCGGCCACTCAGAGGAAACCACCCTCACCGCCGGCCGAGACGAAACTGGCAACAAGAACAGCATTCAGGCTGTCGGATCAACCATCACCTTCCTGCAGCGGTACTCGCTCAAAGTCGCGTTGGGCCTCGCGGCGTCCAACGATGACGACGGGAAGGCCGTAGGCGTGGCCGAAAACGGCGGCTTCATCACCGGAGAGCAGATTGCCGCCATCGAAAAGCTGATCGCTGATACCGGGACCAACCTGCAGCGCTTCTGCGGTTACATGAAGATCGAGGCGCTCTCCGAAATTCCCGCCAAGTCTTATCAGCGCGCGATCGACGCCCTCAACGCCAAGAAAGGCCAAGCGCAATGATCGAGCAGAATTCACCCGAATGGTTCGCGGAACGCCTTGGCAAGGTTACAGCCTCGCGCGTCGCCGATGTCATCGCCAAGACCAAGTCCGGCCCGGCCGCATCGCGCTCCAACTACATGGCGCAGCTCGTTTGCGAACGGCTGACCGGCGAAGTTGCCGAGTCCTTCACCAGCAAGGAGATGCAGTGGGGCACGGACCAGGAGCCGAATGCTCGCGCAGCCTATGAGTTCCGAACGGATTCGACCGTTGAATTGATTGGCTTTGTGCCTCATCCGAGGATCGCCGATAGTGGGGCTTCTCCTGACGGTCTCGTGGGCTCTGATGGGCTTTTGGAGATCAAAGCCCCTAACAGCGCCACGCACATCGAGACGCTTCTGGGACGATCCGTGCCCGGCAAATACCTGACCCAGATACATTGGCAACTGGCCTGTACTGGCCGGCAATGGTGCGACTACGTCTCGTTTGACCCGCGCCTGCCGGAGTCCATGAGTCTGTTTGTGGCTCGGGTTGAGCGCGATCCTGCGGTTATCGCCGATCTCGAGAAGCAGGTTTCCGAATTTCTCGCCGAACTGGCCCGCAAGGTTTCCGACCTCAAGGCCCAATACGAGAGGCAGATCGCAGCATGACGAGCCACGGTCACACCAGAAACAGAAGGCCCACTCCGACATATCGGACGTGGATCAACATGATGACGCGGTGTGAGAACCCGAAGGCATCTCAGTATGCGTCCTATGGCGGGCGCGGGATAACGATTTGCGAGCGCTGGCACGTCTTTGAGAACTTCCTCGCTGACATGGGGCCGCGGCCAGATTGCCTAACGCTAGAACGCGAGGACAATAACGGCAATTACGAGCCTGGAAATTGCAAGTGGGCGACCAAAGTTGAGCAGTGCCGAAACCGAGTTAGTTCGAAGCCTGTCATGAGGTCGGATGGCGTCCAGTACCCAACGCTTTCCGAGGCAGCAGAAGCGGTTGGTGGGACCATCGGCGGAGTGTGGGACGCCTGTAATGGGAAGGCAAAAACCCATCGTGGATTTGGGTGGGCATATCCATGAGCCGCTACCTCATCACGATACGCAGCGACGCTGACCGCGAGAAGGCTTCCAGATGGGCCGCGCACGCCAAAGAAGGTATGCGTGTGGAATTTAAGGAAGCAAAACGGTCCAGCGAACAAAATGACAAGCTATGGGCAATGCTGACCGAAGTAGCGGCGCAGGTCCAATGGCACGGCATAAAACTGACGCCAGAGGATTTCAAATTCATCTTCCTCGACGCTCTCAAGCGAGAGCTTCGCGTCGTTCCCAACATCGATGGCACAGGCTTCGTAAACCTGGGCCGGTCTTCCTCCGATCTTTCCAAGTCTGAAATGTCGGACCTTATCGAACTCATCCACGCGTTTGGCGCGAGCCATGGCGTGGCGTTCAAAGACGATTCCAATTCGGTTGAGGATCAGTCACCACCGGCACAACCTCAACCGGATTCGCCAGCGGCGGTGGGCGAGTCCCCCCTACCCGACGCCGCCGCTGGCGGTTCTTCCCACGAAGAGACGCAGGTCAGCGATGCCAGCCCCGCTGGCCTGCCCTCTGGATGGGAGATCAGGTTGCGCGACGCTCTGTTCCGAGCCCGCAAGCCGGAAAGCCTGATCAGCTACGCCAAGCAATGCTTCGAACAACTCGGAGCAGTTCCGACCGACCAGCGCGACAAGGACACCGCCAAGGCCATCCGAGCGGTGTTTGAGGCCAACTTTGGCAACCGTGCAGCTATCGACGACGCTCTTAGGGAGTTGGTCTGAGATGACGCTGCTCTTCGTCGATACAGAGACATCCGGCTTGTTCAAGAAAAACCTGCCCATGGATTCCGACCAACAGCCGTGGGTCGTGAGTCTCGCGGCGGAGTTGACGGACGACAAAGGGCGCCAGATCGCCAGCATCAGCACCGGCATCCGAGCCAATGGGCGCAAGATCACCGAAGGTGCTCAGCGCGTGCATGGCGTTTCCAGCGCTTTAGCGGGCCGTACAGGGGTCAGTGAACTTGCCGCGCTCGGAGTGCTCTGCGGACGCGAAAGCCTCGCCAGTCAGGCCCGCTTTTGCATAGGGCATGGCATCAGATTCGACCGGGACGTCATCACATCGGTGCTGGCGCGCAATGGACGGGATGCGACTACCTGGATCAGACCCGGCATTGAATTTCGGGACACTATGACGACCGCGGCGCCGTTCTGCAGAATCCCATCTGACCATGAGAGCGGTGGCTACCGCTGGCCAAAACTTCGCGAGGCTCTATCCATCCTGCTCGGCGAGGAAATGCAGACCGGCATTCACGACGCATGGTCCGATCTTCAAGGCGCAAAACGGCTCTATTTCTGGCTGCTGGAACGCGGAGCTTATGAAGCCGAGGCAGCAGCATGAGCCGCGAAGTCAAGCTCTGGGTGGCAAAGCACGATGACGAGGCCATCCCGGATCGCGTCAAGGTCCGCGTGTTCAAGCGCTACAACGGCGTTTGCCCGAAATGTACCCGCAGGATGGTCCCGGGCGGCTGGCAGTGCGACCATATCCAAGCCTTGGTCAACGGCGGGAAGCACCAGGAAGACAATCTGCAGCCGCTTTGTACCTCACCATGTCATTCGCAAAAGACCCGTGAGGACGTCGCCGAGAAGTCGAGAACCTACCGGAAGCACGCAAAGCACATCGGCGTGAAGAAGAAACGCTCCATGACGAAGTGGAGGCGCTTCGACGGCTCCATCGTCCACGCCAGCAGAGACAGATGAGACTTTCATTGGACCACTACCACCAAGCGGACGGTGGGGTGACGGGAAGTTCGGGAGAGATTTAGATGGATGCGATGAAATTAATTGCCGAGAGGCGTAGGCATCAAATCGCCAAGGGCTACGACGTCGCTCATGACGATGAGCATCGTGACAGATCCATTGCGAGGGCAGCGGGTGCTTATGCGCTTAGAGCCTTCCATGGCCACACTGATAGTCCCCATTACCCGTGGGGTGTAATGCCACCGGCGAAGTCCCCGATTGATGACCTGATAGACGCCGCTGCCCTCTGTATAGCGGAGATCGAGCGGATAGACCGCGCCTGCTCAAGGGTCTCCGACACACTGACTGATCATGTGTGCAACCACGACGTGGAGCAAGAGCACGATCCCCGCGCTCCATTCGGCTTTGAAGCCGCTCGCTGCAAGAAGTGTGGCACAAAATTTCACCTTCCTAAAGGGGAGGCTTTTTGATGGGTGCCGATGGTCTGAAGTGGCGCAAGATTTCGGAAGAGAAGCCTCCGATGAACGAAGTGATCGTCTGTACCGATGGCACACACCGATGGCTTGACATTCGGATGACCGGCATGGAGCGGCTCGAATGGTGGAGCAATCAGGCATCGCACTGGCATCCCATCGCCGCGCTGCCAATTATCGTAACCACCCCATAACCCAAACCCCACCTCTCCGAGGTCTCCCATGCCCGACATATATAGCGCTACGGCAGAGAAGGACGATGGTGACGTAAACGGCGGGTCAACGCGCATGTCGCTTTCGCCTAGTGAGCTCCCGTTCAATGGCGTCCCGGATCATATCGAGCCTGGTCTCGTCCTCGAAAAGACGACTGTCGATTTCGGCCAGCGTCTCCGACGACAACGGCAGCGTGATGCGTTCATCCCAAAGTTTTTTTCGTCCCATGGCTCTTTTTCATACATACGATATTGACGGATGCAAATGTATATCGTATATACGTAAACACAGTCAAGCAACGGAGCGAACAGATGACCAGCCAGCAGAAGAAAGACAAAATCCTCCTCTCAATCGCTTCTCGCGGGTGGTTCACTAGCGAAATCTACCTAACCGAAGCCCTTGAACTGAAGGCAGCCGGCCTAATCAAGAGCGGAGAGCGCTTCTCGGTTGGTGGCAACCGCAAATCGGTATGGGTCGCGGCATGAGCCGCCACGCCCCCCTGATCGACGAGGCCCGCACGTTCATCGATCGGGCCATCGCCGGACTAAACACACTGCACCTTGGGCCCTTGGATTACAACATATCGACGACCGTCGATGATTTGAGAACCGCGGAACGCCTCATCGAGGAATACGGATCGCGGGCCTCCGCAACTGTGTCAATTGCGGAGCCAAGCCGATGACCGAACCAACGGCAGAGAAGGACGATTTGGTGGAGCGGCAGAGCGACAACGTAATCCGCAATTTGATCGCGCGAGAAATCTGGCGATATCAGGAATGTGAGGAGGCCTACGGCGATTTCGACGCTGTCTCATCCAGTAGCATTGGCATGGCCGAATTAATCAAGCAGACCGCCATCGATCAGGCCGAACTAATTCGCGCCATCATTCTGAAGTCGCCGGTTCTTATCGAGCGCATCCACGCTGGCGCCGCCAAGGAAGAGGATGACGCTTACGAGATCGGCAAGCGCGATGGATACGAGGACGCCATTCAGGACCTCGACCTTGCGACCGGCGGCGACGGCGAGTTCAAGGGCAGCACCATTCCCGGCCAGACCGTTGACGTTCCGGCGATGAAAGCCCGGGCCCTCGCCGAACTCTCCATCCTCCGCGCTCAACTGGCGTCCATGCGGGATGCGCTGGAGGACATTGCGCCAGCCGTTGAGAGCCTCGCCAGCCACCAAGTTCAATGCGACATGGACGGCATTATGGTTCAGGTGTCACGACAAGCGGTCGATGAAGTGGTGAACGCCATAAACGCTATCGTCATTGGTCCGCTCGCCGCCCTCAACGCCTCCCCAGGATCGGCGGGGGAAGCGGGACGGCAACTGACGGCCGAGGAACACAATATGATGATGGGCGCGCTGCGTGCTTCTGCCGATAGCGTGGAAGAATTGCCAGCCGCCCTTTCTTACACGGAGCGAGAGTAATGGCATTCAGGGTCGGTCAAGAAATTGTTTGCATTGACGACAGTCAAGACCCACTTCGTCCACACTCAACTTGGTTGGATGGAGACAAACCAACTGTCGGATGGATTTACACAGTCATCGGACACGACAAGCCAAATTGCGGGCGCCCCTGCATTTTCATCAACGGCCATCCAAACTGGTCGTTCTTGGCCTCCCGCTTCCGCCCCCTAGTCACCCGCAAGACCGACATCAGCGCACTGAAGGCATTGCTTGAGCCTGCAAAGGAGAATGCGTGATGGAAAGAGACGCGACGTGCAAGGCCTGCAAATTCTATGAGGCGAGCGACAGCACTTGCCGCATAAATCCACCCGTCAGACTTCCCCGGAAGTTCGACGCTAATGCCACTGCCGGTAATCGAGTGCGAGAGGAGGCTCTGATTTGGGGTTGGCCCAGTGTTGATCGATACGACTGGTGCGGTCAGTGGCGCCGCGATCAACAACCCTCGGCCTATCCACTTGAGCCTGCAAAGGTACGGGAGAGGGTTTGATGGCGACAACTCATTTTTACGAAACCGATTTCCAGATTGGATCGAAAGTCGTTCTCGTTTTTGCCGAGTACACCTTCAGCGCCGGCAGTCCCGCGCACTATGGCTCGCTGTCCTATGAGGGGCATCCCGCCGAGCCTGCCGAGATCGAATTTGTGAAGGTAGAGATCAACACGACCGACAAGGACGCAAAGACCGCCAAGTCTGAGAATTACTTCCCGGCGCCCGACTGGCTCTACACGATCCTGAGTGAGGACGACGATATCTACCAAGAGATTTGCGGTCAGGATCACACCTATTATCCCGAATATGAATACGACGACATGGATTGAACGGGATGCCAACTCTCCTCCGCCTCCCCCTCTACCTCGCCACCATCCTCTGCATGTTCGGAGCCTACATGTATTTCGTGATGCTGATCGACAGCGGGACGGACGTAAGGCGGGAGGAAGTCATATGCGTGCAGCGGTGAAGAGCACATAAGGAGCAAAGGGATGAAGCATCCTCTGGTTAACCGGACATCCGCAAAGGGTACACCATTCGTAGGAACGTGCGCATCCTGCGGAAAGAGCGGCATCACATTCGAAATGTTGCCATCTGATGAATGCGAAAACGTCCGCCAGATGACGCAAGAGCAGGCTCTGTTAGAAGCCATCGACCAAGACATCACGAAAGTCCCCTGACGCGAACTTTAGGAATAAAGCCATGCTCAAGCTCCCGCTTCCGATCGCGCTGTTGATCGACCTGGTTTACCGATGCGTGAAACGTGTGGATTGAGGGAGGACGGGATGAGCGAACGATTTACTGCGTGGGTCACCAAATACGCCCTTACCGAGGGAGTCCTCAAGATGCAGGTTGAGGACTGTTTCCACATCAGCCCTGACATGGTTACGAAGGTCGGCGGCAGTTATCGCGCTCATTACCACGGCAAAGACTGGCATAGATCTCATGAGGCCGCCATTGAGCGCGCCAAAGAGATGCAGGCAGCCAAGCTAGCGTCATTGGACAAACAACGAGAGCGCATCGCCAAGCTGTCGTTTGACCCCCTCCCTTGAAATCCAGTGCAGCGAAGAAAGCGGGCCGAAGGGAATTGTCCCTTCTATCAGGGAAGAGAGTTGAGATGATTTTGTAGCAGTGCGTACCAACCCCAAAGGAGAAAGAATGGCCCACGTTTTCGAAGGACAACCCGATGGCCGACAGGCTGATACCGCAATTGCGGTTACCCGCTTTCGCCCGAAGTACCGTGCCCTCACCGACGAAGAAAAGGCGCTGCACGATGCTTTGAAGGACAAGGCGACCGAACTGGAAGCGCTGTTCAACCAGGTGAAGGACGGCCGGTACAAGTCGCTGGCGTTCACCTCACTCGAACAGTCCGTCATGTGGATCGTCAAGGAGTTGACCTCCTAATGGCAGACAAAGCCTTTTTGGAGAGGCTGTCTCGGGAGCTTGCCGACAATGGCAAGCTCATCGAGGCTGGTTGGGTTGGGCTTCGCATCGCCTGCGATCTGCACGACGCTCCAAAGCACCAGCTTGACGAAATGCGGAACGCCTTCTTCGCGGGCGCCCAACACCTGTTCTCCAGCATCATGACCATTCTGGAGCCCGACGCCGAACCCACCGACAAGGATCTTCAGCGGATGGACCTGATCGACAAGGAGCTTCGTGCGTTCATCAATGATTTCATGGCCCACAACATTCCAACTGAGGGGCGGGCTTAACCCCCACCAGCATAGTCACATGACCAAGGCGAAACTCACCTGGGAAACCCTGCCAGCCTTCGCTGACGACGAAGAACTTGGGGAAGTCGTGCTCGGACGGGACCGGAAGCGCGAGTTCCGTGGGCTGGCGCAGTTGCACGAGCCGGCCGGCATGCCCAAGATCGACCCCGCGTGGGGCGGGCGGTATGTCCCGGCTGTCAGGGCGTACCTCGATAGCCGCCACGGACTGGCGCTCGCAGCCCCGCTTGCACCAAAGGGGAAAGAGGGAAGCTTCCATGTCGAACGAAAACCGCCCGCAAGGGTCAGGGTTGAAGTGGCGAAAGCGCCGACACCGGGCGGACGTCCCGTACTGGTTCGCTAGCGATGACGCGGTCAAGAAGGGTTATCCAGTGAAGTCTGCGAACCTCTCCAAAGTCGCGTGGATTGATATCCCGGGACGCTGCGAGCGGCTGCAGACTGAGATGAATCTGTGGCTGCAGAACGCGCCGCGGATCAAGCCGGAATATAACGGCACATTCGGCTCGCTATTCACCGTTTACGAGACGGACCCGGAGAGTTCATTCCAGACGCGCAAGCCGGGCGTCAAGACCAGCTATCTGGTTTACGTTCGCCGGCTCAAGTTGCACATCGGCGAAGTGAAGCTCGACGACACGGACGGCACCGATGTCAAACGTTGGTTCAAGGAATGGCGATTGGGCGAGGATGGAGTTGACCGACTCCCTCGCGCCAGAATGGCCCTCTCCGTGCTCAAGGCCGCTGTCACGTTCGGCGTGATCCGCCGATTCCGCGGCGTGGCTGATTTCAGGATTGCGCTGTCCGCTGTCGAATTTCCCGGCCTCAAGGGCCGCACGGAAGCTCCGACCGCAAAGCAGATCATTGCCGCTCGTGAGGCTGCACATGCTGCCGGCGCACCGCATCGAGCCCTGGTTTACTCGCTGCAGTTCGAGACGACGCTGCGGCAATGGGATATAATTGGCGCGTGGATTCCGCTGTCGGAAAAGCAGCCCAGCGTTATTCACGACCGCAACAAAAAGTGGATCGGCCCGATGTGGTCCGCGATCGACCAGAACGGAATCCTGAAGGTCAAGCCGACCAAGACCGAGGACACCACCGGTGCCGAGGTTGCGTTTGATCTTTCCGTCTGCCCGATGGTGCAGGAGGATCTAGCGAGCATTCCGATCGACAAGCGGTCGGGGCCGCTGATCGTTGATGGTACCGGCCGGCCATATCGCTATCAGGCATTCCATGAGGCTTGGCGCGCGGACTTCGACGCGGCTGGCATCCCGGCCAAGGTCTGGAATCGGGACATTCGCGCCGGTGGTGTGACCGAGGGCGGCAAGTCGGGGGCGTCGAAGGACGACCGCAGGAAGCTCGCCGGCCATGCCCGGGAAGAGATGACGGAGAATTACGATCGCGACATGATCGAGGCTCACCGCCGCGTCATGGCAAGCCGGACCAGTTTTCGGAAGAACGGGAAGTAAACAAGTCGAGGACCGCGCCCGGGACCATCTGGACCGCGACCCAGTGATTTCAAGTAGTTCTGCCGTGTTCAATTTATGGTATTGTTAACGGCATCTACTTGTTTTTGCTCGGTCGCGGTCCCCCGGAGCGGTGGAAACACTGCAACAGAAGGGGAAGTGCATGACCGACTATCAAGCCCGCTACGACGCCTGCAAACTCCAGGCCCAAATCTGGAAGCAGGAAGCCCGCGGCGCAAACCACACCATCGCCGAAATCTACCAGCTCGTCTCAGGCAGCAAGGGGGAGCCCGGCAGCTGGAACGGGGCCAACCCGGTTCGGGCACTGGTCGCCGAGCGGGATGCGCTGTTGGCTGAATGTCAGCGGCTTCGTGCCTCCCTCCCCACGCCGGAGGTCCGCCAATGAGCAGCGCCGACCTGTCTTTCACAATTATCGCCGTGGCGTTCTTAGTCTGCTTTGCGGCGGTTCGTATCACCCGGATCATCACCGGCAATTGGAAGAACATGTCATGAGCGAGATGACGGAGCGCGCGGCCAAGGCCATGTGGGAAGTCCGTCGCGCCAAAGCGCAGGCGATTGGCCTACATCTTGAAGAATGGGGCGATGGGTACTGGCCCAAGGCTAATCACATTATGGAGGAGGCCCGCGCCGCCATCGAGGCCATGCGAGAACCGACCGGCCCGATGATCGATGCCGCCTATGAAGCGGTAGAGTTTAACGACGCGTGGCAAATTACGGACGCTGGCGATTATCTCAAAGCTCTAAATGCCATGATCTCCGCCGCACTGGAGGACTCGAAATGAGCAGCGAGAGCGATTTGGTGGAGCGCGTGAGTGACTGGGATGGCAACCTACACAAAGACGGCTGGATGTGGCTTGTTCGCCGCGACAATGGCGAGCGGCGCATGGGGTATTTCACTCGTGTGAACGGCTGGCGAGTGGCCGACGGCATCGGCCGCACCACCATTGTGAGCCCCGGCAAGGTGGCAAAACGATTTAAGATGGGAGGATGGGCCACGGTGCCGGCTGAACTACAAGTCGTTTTGATCAATAACCACGGGTTCTACGTTCACGAAACGGTCAAAGACGAGATCGAACGCCTCCGCACCGAGCGCGATGATGCGCTAGCTCTTGCCGCAAAGCTGAACGGCGAGGTGGAGGCGATGCGAGCGGCGCTGAGCGAGATCGAACAAACCACTATCGATCATGTGGCCGTCAAAATCTCCCGCTCCGCCCTCCTCCCCACCTCTCAAGCCGGAGAAGAGAAATGAGAACTTACCCGCACATGTGCAGCATGGATCACATCGAGATCGGGCACTGGGACAGCGAACACGAGCAATGCCCGCTCTGTCGCTTAATTGGCGCCTTGGATGCCGCCCTCGAATCCCTTGATGCGCCATCAACCCGCGGCGAACGGCGGCTGCTGGAAACCATCGATTACGCGCTCAGCAGCGTTCGAATCCCCCGTCCACCCACCCCGGTCCCCAACTCTCAAGCAGAGGGGAAGGTGTGATGGCTGAGCAATCAGACAACGTCATTAACTTCGGCATCAGGAGGCTTTTCCGGCAGCGCGCGCCATGGGAAACAGAAGCGCAGCATAAGATCAAAATTCACGAAGCTCGGAAGGCCGCCAATGAAATCGTTCTGGCTAGGCTGCGTGGCATAGCGCCGAATGCGGCTGGGCCAGATGACAACGATCCACGCAATCCGAACGTCCCCACCCCCTGACCTCGGCATCAAAATCGGGCGGGGATTTGGAAGACAATGAAGGCAGATAAGGACACTAGGATGAGCTTGGTCCCGACCGCGGAAGATCTGGCTTACGGGCGCGGCTTCCATGATTCCAGCGAATCCTATTCAGCCGCGATGACCAATCTGAATGATACCTGCAACAAATTACGTGATGAAAACGAGCGCCTACGCGCGGAGCGCCTAAAGCTGGACAGGCGCATCCATAACCAACGGTGCGCCCTCCGCGAGAATTGGGAAATAATCGAAATGCGATGTCAGAATTGGATGGGCAGTAAGGAGGGTCGGCGGCGATATATCTGGCTTCTAAAGCGCCACCAAGAGATTTTACAACAGCTTCGCAATATCCAAGCCACGATGAAAATACCCTAGCGTCACCCCGCAACCAACTCGATCAGGTAAATTAACAGAGGAATATGAGGATGGCACTGATGCGACCCGAAAGCACTCCTGAAATGATTGAACGTGCACGACAACTCGTGATGGAGAAACCATCTACCAGTTACGTCCAGCGCAAGCTTTCGATTGGGTACAATCACGCCTGCGAACTCATGGAATTTTTTGAGGAAGAGGGATTGGTTTCGAGACGGAATTCAGCGGGCCTTCGAACCCTGCTAAGGACCCACCCCCAGTGATCAGAGACTACCGATGAGGAAGGAAGATGAGATGAGCGATATACCAACCAAGTGGGCGATTGTTGAGTTCGATTGGGGTGAAGGCAAGAGGCATATCTATTCGCTGGATAGATGGAGGCTCACCTACTACCCGACAGAAGAGGCCGCGAGAACCGCAGCAAAGAATGAGATGCAAGCTGGCACATCCAAGATGATGGCAGTGCTGGAAGTGAAGACGCTTCTAGTGCCAAAGCCAGTTGATTTCACGGAAACAGTTTGATCTGGCAATTGCCCCCCCACTCTATTGTCCCATTGAAGGAATGAGGGAAGATCGAATAACCGAGGTTCTAGCAGGCCGACGGACGAGGCTAAGGCCCGTGAGGTATGGCGATGGTGGGAGGCGCGAGCCGCAAACCACACGGTCGCCCATCCAAGCCGGGGTGGGAAGCGAGCGGTCGAGCCCTGCTAGGGCATCAGGAACAGCGGAAGGACAAGAGATGAGCGAGCGAACAATAGGGACTTGGTTCTATACACCGCAAAAAGGCCATACCTTCTTCCTCTATCAAGAAGGAGAGAAGGAGCCAACATTGGCGGCTGTTGTCTTTAGCCAGGCTACCGCAGATTTCATCTGCGAGAAATTGAACGCCCGCCCCTCCTCCGATTAAGGAGACGGCCGGAAAGGAGACAAGATATGAGCGAGATCACATGGGTTGACCGGATAGCAAACCTCACCAAGGCGCTGGGGCGCAAGCCGACGCTTGGTGAAATGCTCGACGCTGCCCAGGTTCACCAGATGACGCCGGCCGAGATCGAAGCACAGCGGCAGTCGTTGGTTCGGGGGATGACAACGCCGTGTGAGCACGGCGTTTTGGATTTTGAGCAGTGTCCCAAATGCTTGGCGAGGCGGAAAAAACCCGGCCGGGAGTAACCCCAAGCCGGGCCAGTCTGGGGAGGCGAGTGACAGAAACAGCGCTCACTCTCTGCGCTAACCGCCGCAACGGACGGGCGGCGGATGGGTGACCTACGCGGCGGCCAATTTCGACCGCAGTAAATATCCTTCAAGTGCCCAGATTTGCTTGCGGGCATCATCTCTGGCGATCTTCCCGCCGATCTCAGCGTCATAATTCTCGGGGCTGGCACAGGCGCTCTTGCCGACGATGGTAAAGCCGTTCTTCAGCGTCAGCACACAGATCGTGAGGCACTTCATGGCCTCGGTGACCGGAGCGCCGGGGAACATTTCCGAGGCGCGGCCCCAATTCTCGGCGACGATCTGATCGTCAATATGCTGAGGCGTCAGGCGCGGAGCAGTCTTGCCCTTACGGACGATTTCTTCCTCAATGGTGGCTTCGTCGGTTGTCATCGGTTCTTCCTTTACGGGATATGCCGGGAGCCGCCCGGCTCGGAAACGGCCATCGGCCGGATTCAGAAAATCAGGATGACCACAGCAAAAAGCCGCCCGGAGGCGGCCCTGTGGGGAACGGGGATTGGAGGGTCTACCCCTACCCTCCAGGTATTGGCGGGAGGGGCAACGTGGGGTAGTGGTGGGGGATGCAAAACTGGCAAGCCGTCTCCGCCGACCCTAATTCCGCCGGGCTCATGGATGCTCGACGGGTAGAGATTCAGAGAGCCCGGCAGCCTCAACTTGTTTCCAATCGTATCGCCTACTTAAGCAGTCTTGCACGCGGCCGGGACGTCCTCGACATCGGTATTGTCGAACATTTCCTTGAAGCCGCAAATAACCCGAACTGGCTGCATCGCCATATCGCAAGTGCGGCTTCATCGTGCCTCGGGGTTGACCTTCTCCCAGAAGTAGAAAAGCTTGCAGCCAACGGGTTCAACGTCAGGGTTGCTGACTTGGCAGCGGCACCGCTCGATCAGACGTTTGATCTAATCGTTGCTGGTGAAGTGTTAGAGCACATCGACGCGCCAGGCAGCTTCATGAAGAATTGCGCGGCGATGCTGAGACCGAACGGGCGACTGGCGCTCACAGTCCCCAACCCGTGGCACATCAATGCGGTCATCAAGAGCGCCGCGCGCCGGCAGACCTTCGTCGATAGCACAGATCATGTCGGCTGGTACGATGCCTCTACATTGCTGGAACTTGGCCAACGCAGCGGATTGCAACTCATTAAGTTTGCCGGTATTGCCGGAAGCACTCCCAAGAGCGCGGCCGGGAAAATGCTCTTTGCCGCACAGCCGATCCTGATCGGACTCGGGCTGTCTCCTCTGTTGTTCGCCAAATCGATAATATATGAGTTTGGTTTGGTGCTACCTGTCACTGCACCGGATCGGTCTGCAATGTAATTGTGAAGGTTGGCGCTCCGGTAAAGGTGCTTCCCATATACGGAGTAGCCGCACCATTTTGAACCCAAGCCGTTGCCATGTTGGCGGGAATGTTGATGGTGTCGCCACTACATGCGCCCGCAACACCATTGCAGGTTACTCCGCTAGGAGTTACGACCCGATCCCCAGCTTGCTTAAGGTTGATGGATAGATTGGCAGGAAGCCACTGCATCGTCGCTATTGATGTGGGGAAGCTAGATTGGTCTATCAGGTACCACCTAAACTGCGCAGTTGGATTAAGGATAACTGACCCCGCCGCTATTGCAGCGGCCGTCACGTTGATGCGCAGGCTTTTGAATATCCCGCGCCCAGGAAGCGGGGACAGATTGCCTTGCGCAGATGTCGGCGTGTAGGTTTTTGCGACGTAACTCCCCAGCGGGGTGTTTGGCGTGGCACCAGCCTGGATACTTGCGCCATAGGCATCGGATGCCGGATTGCCAGCATTGCAGGTGTCACAAGTCCAGTTCCAAGACCCGACAAACTTTAGATTAATGGCACTTGTGGAGAATGCCGTTAGGTCTGGGAATCCGCCTGATTGATTGGTGTTGATGTAAGTATTGCTCGTGCCAAAACTAAATGTCTTGGACGACGATACGGTCGTGTTGGCTATATTGTACAGCGTCACATCAGTCGCGCTGCTGTATCCGGTAATGAACGTGCGTAGCGGGTTTGCGCCCCCACCAGTACCTGCATTTGTGTCAGTCCAGGATGAGGTAGCAAACGCTGAATAGAACACATTCGCTCCGGACGGCATCGCCGTAAGATAATCCGACGATGGGATTGATACAAATCCTAGGCTGACATTGGTGGCTGAAGTTGGCTCGATCGCTGCATAGAGGGTGGATCCTGCAGTGTAGGAAACGGCCGTGCCAAAATATACGGTTGTCAGGCCATTGCCGCTATTGGCGTTTTGATCTCCATCAAAGGCGGTAACGCTACCGCCCACGCCACTTCCCGACGCATCATAAATTCCGGCATTGAAATCACCACCGGATGTCAGGGAGTA